TCGTTTGCGCGAGAGCCAAAAGCTGCTTTAATAGCATCCAAACCTTTGTCTGAAATGTTTGGATCAACCTTCTTAGCGGCTTTCATCCATTGGATTGCCATTGCCGCGTCGAAGTCTTGCGCTTTCTCTACATCTGGGTCAAGAGGAACGCCAGGGAATAGATTAGTGTAGATTTGTTTTACTGCAAGTTTGAAGCCGCCTGCACTACCAACATATGGATTGTTTACAATGTCAGCTTGCGCACGTTTAAGGGCCATTAGCTGATTTGGTAAATCTTTGTTTAGTTGGTAGGATTTTTCTATCTCAGTGTTGGCTTCTTTGTAACGTTCGGCATTCATTGCATCAACTGCTTTTTGTGGCAGGTTGGTGGCATTGGTAGAAGCATTTTGTTCATAGGCTTGATTAGCTTGCTTTATAGCAAGTTCTGCTTGGCTGATGCCAATTTTTTGCTGTTCCTGCCCAAGTTGTCTTTCCTTGTAGGGATCAAGTACAAAAGTACGTTGACCTGTTACTGGGTTTTGTTGCCAACCGCCAGCAGGAACGTTTTGTGGCTGCATCATTTTGCCAACGTCAATAGCACCTTGACCCCCTTTAAGGCCAGATAGCTCAAGCATCATCCCCATGTTTGCCAGGTCTAGGCCGGGGTTGCCACCACCTTGCTGTTGCGGCTGGGGCTGTTGTTGCAATTGGCCTTGTGTTAATTGTGCAACACCTTTTTTAACATAATCTTGAGTTGTAGCTGGCAATGCAGCCAGCCAATTTTGTCCATGCGTTGCTATTGCATTGTCCACTCTTTGGGGGCCAGCATTGTAAGCTGCAAGCACTTGTGCCGGATTGTTTGGATATTTTTGCTGCATGGCTTGCAGATAGTCGGAACCAACACGGGAGCGTTCTTCTGGGCTGGAATTTTGGGCTGGGGTTACTCCGAAGCCTGGATTGGCGTTTGTGGCATCCATCACTTGCATGTTGCCTTTGGCTGTGCCTTGTCCTGGCACATAAGGGCCAACAGCGTTTGGATTCCCGCCACTTTCCAGTCCTTGTACAATGTTTTGCATATTGCTAGGGCTTTGCCTTGGCACATACATATTGGGATAGGCATTGGCTTGAGGTTGCTGCTGCATAGGAGCGGCTTGGGGCATTGGCATTTGTTGTGATTGTGGCTGTTGCTGAGATTGCCCCCCAAACATAGCCGAAAATCGAGAGTCTTTTGATAAAGCATCCAGGATTTGTTGCTGTCTAAGAAACTGCGCCTTAGCAATATCTTGAGTTTGCTGCTCCATACTAGTTTGCGCACCCATTCGCGCGATTGAGGCTTGGTTTAGTTCTTTGGCTTGTTCAAGTTGCTGTTGTTGACGTTGGTTAGCTTGAAAATTGGCAAGTGCGCCATAAGCGTTTGTCCAGGGCGTAGGCGTCTTGTAATTGTCCACAAGTCCGCTTCCATATTGGAAGCTTGGATCGTTGGTAAGTTGGTTAAAGAAGGCGCTTATGTCCATAAGAATTCCTAGAGCATGCCGTAGGCTGCGTAAGGTGCTATTGCTTCAAGGCCAGTTGCTGCAGCACCACCTTCTCCAAGCAGCGAAGCAAGCCCCATGCCATAATCTCCAGCTTGCCCGTATAAACCGCCCATACCTTCAAGTCCCATACCTGTACCAGCACCAGCACCAAACATACCGCCAAGCGATTTCCAAAGTCCACTCTCATTGCCAGCGTTATAAAGAGAATTACCCATTAGCCCGGTGCCAATTGCTGCCGCAAATGGGTTACTACCTCCACCTCCTGTTGTAGTAGATTTACTTGCGTACGGTGAACCGCCTTGCAACAGCGAAGCATAGTTTTGCAGGTTCATAAGTGGCTGATTTTGTCCGTAATCAAAACGAGCAATATTTGCGTTTAAGTTTTGCTGATTAAAGGCTTGTTGCGCTGCCCCGAAATTGCCAAGCTGTCCTATGTCTGTGTAGGCGGCATTTGCTAGCCCTGGCGCAGCATTAATGGCGTTTTGTTGCTGCCCACTGGCGAAATTATAGTTTCCTGCGAGTCCTTGAGCTGCCGCATTTTGTAACCCTGCGGCATTCATATAATTGGAACCAAGTCCTTGCGCTGCTTGTTGCTGCAAACCTCGCTCTTGCCCATAAGCATTGCCGTAGATGTTAGCTGCTGTATTGCCAAGTCCTTGTGCAAGAGTTTGATTTGCATTTGTAATAGCGTCCTGATGCGCACTACTCCCAAAGCGCCCCGCTGCGGAGAATTGGCTTGCGATGCCAGGAGCAATTGCTTGCTGATATTGCTGCACCATTGGTTGTGTTGCAGCGTTGTACATTCCAGTAAGATATGGATTACTGTTTAAATAATTCCCATTCATTACGTCTTGGAAGTACGAATTAGAAGGATTCGCATTCAACCCTGCACCGCCAGTCGTACTTGCAAAATAAGCATTGGCTGGATTGGCGTTAAAACCTGCGCCATTTACTGTATTTAAATTTTGCCCAAGAGCCGCAGTATAATTTGGACTACCGGCTTGTGCACGTTGAATACCAAGTTGTAAAGCTTGCTGCTGTGCATCAGTTTGGGGCGAAATGGTTTGACCAGGGTAATACTGTGGACCCCCTTGTCCATAGTAATTAGCAGCATCCCCGTACAATTGGGCAAGCCCTGGCTGTACCCCGATCCAGGGGTCAGCTTTTTGTACTGTGTTAGTAGAGCCTCCGCCGCCTTTTGAAATTTTAGTTCTCCTTATGTAATTCTTTTAGAATTACGGAATGCCGATGCTTATAGCCAAGTGGTGCAAGACGCGGAACCAGACCTTTTCGGACGTAGCACTCCATCGCATCGCAACCTTGTTCTTTCCCCCAAGCATCTAGCGTAGAATTGGCAAGGTCGATCCACCCCGCAAAATCCGTGCCCGCAAGCGTGATTATACGACAATGCTTGCGGCGTGGATATATTACTAATTCTGTGGTAACTGCGCCCGCTACTTTTGTTTCCTTTGTAATTAGCCAGAGTTGCATTTCACGATTTGCACATTTTTGTTTGAAGTCGTCAGGTGTGAATTCCCCACTGGCATGGTCAAGAGCGCGTTTGATGTAGGGTTCTGCAAAAGGCCAGAAGCGTTCAATCAAAGGGCCAGGAATGCCTTGCATAAGGTAAGTCATTTAATGTAGTCTTGCTTATGCTTGTATTCGATAGTAGGCCCAAGTATAGTTTGTGATTGGGTCTTGGCTACTTCGTTGCGGAACGATTCAACGGCTGCGGACGTGCTACGCTGCTGCATAGAGTTTTCAACGAGCAGGACGGGGAGCCATGCCATTGCGCAGCCGCGCTCATCTATTTTGTCGCCTGTTGTGGGGTTTATTCCGGCAAGTTGCGTAAACCAGACGCAGCGATGAAGTTTGTTATCGCGGATCTCTTCGCATTTGCTGCCAAGAGGGCAAGTTAGGACTACTTCGGTTTCATTCATAGTTAGTTTCTGGAACAGATTAACATGTCAATGTAACGAGGTTGCCAGTTTGTTTGTGACGAACCATTATCTGTAGTGCCGCTATGTGTGTGATCGACATTATTCCCTCCAGTTGTTATTGTATGTTGATGGCTTGCACTTGTATTTCCTGTAGTAAAGTTGTGTGTGTGATCGATGTTAGTAGATTCTGTAGTTCCATATAGTCCCGTAAAAGTAATATTTCCCCTTGCGCCTGAATTACCTCCATCTGCATTGTACAAAGCAGTTTGATGGGTATGAGCTGTATTGGAATTCATTGTTCCAGTAGTGCCAGAATGCGTGTGATTGGCATTCTCGCTGGCAGTAGTTCCACTATGCGTATGAGATGCACTTGTCCCTCCTGTAGTAATCCCATGTGTATGCGCGGGAACAACACTATTTAATATTGGTGAATGTGTACCTGCAACTCCATTGCCAGCAGTTTTGACTACACGAAGCATGCGGTTATCTGCGTTGTCGGTTGTGTCTTGCGTCCAGCCAGTAGGTGCAGCAGCTTGCGCAAAAACCATGCGAGTACCAGCAGAAAAATCTGCCCCAGTAGGAAGCGCGTTGTTGGTTTTGGAAATAATGCCAAGAGCGAAAGAAGAAAGTGCAGCGGTAACGCTTGTGTTGCCAGAAATTATGACAGTAGTAGAAACTGCGCTAGCAGAAGCGGTAGCGATTTTATCGTAGCGCGTCGTCGCATCATAGAGTTTGAGGGCGCGACCAGCTTCCAGATAGGCAGATTGATCGCCAGGAACAGTGAAAGTTGTTGCGTTGATGAAAGTTGGTGACATGCCATGATCGAACCATTGTGCATTTTGGCAGTAGGTACGAATTTGCGCCATGTTTTCACGAACAACATCATTCACAGTCGAGGGCAACCAGCCTTCAGGTGCTCCATCTGGGGGGGAAGCGTTGTTACTTGAAGCGGTTGTAGACCAGAGTCCAATTTTCATGGCGTTATCCTAGTATTGCGTAGCGGAATGTACGATCACCGCTAGCGCCATTGGCATGCGTGATAGTGAAGGTTTGCTTGCCTTGCACAGCAACGTATAGTGTACCATTGCCAAGTTCCGCTGCGGCATTAGCTGTTTTTGGCATAAAACCAATAAAAGAAAAAGCTCCGGCTCGTGCATCACTAACTACTGTGGAAACGGTGCCGGATAAAAGAGTTACGTTACCTACGTTGTTGATGTGGCCTTGATTAGCTTCCAGTATCCAATTTGCAGTTTGGCGTTTCCATTGTGGGTCGTCCGTAAGGAAATTTGGAGGGATGGAAACACGAGTCCCGGCGCTAGTGCTCATCGTACACCACTTTTTACGCCGTCTACTTCGACGCCGATCAGGTGTGTGAAATCTACGCCATCCGCAGTGTTGAGGCGAATTCTGAAATACCGGGCATCAACGCGGCACTCAACAAAACCGGTTGGATTTGGGTATCCAGCAATTGCGCCGACACTTGCGCTTTCCGTTAGATTGTTACGATTGATAATGGAGATAGAAGCGCTTGCAGAAAGCCCAATGACATTTGGGCGAACTTCTTCTAACTGAGCGCGGTTGCCATTGAAGAGTTGAAATTCGCCGGTTTCAAGAGTTGCAGGCATTGCCGCGCCACCGAAACCCGCAAGAATATTTGTTGCGTTAAAAGCTGCCAGAAGTAATCTACCACCTGTCCAATGCGTAGAATCCAATGAAAAAGTTAAAGAATCAAGACTAGTAGTTATTGCATCTAGGCCTTCCATAGTACTCCCAGAAGAAATACTTTGAAGAATAAGTTCTATATCTAAACCTTCGACAAGTGCCCAGCGATTAAAGGCCCAACTATAGATAATAAGTTTGTCAGGATTGCCACTTGTTGCAGTGCTATTAGATGTATAAGCCCATAAAACAAGTTTGTTAATAGGATCTATTGCAGCGTGAAGGCGCGCAGTATAGTTGGGATGTAAGTCAGTTTTAAAAAATCTGTCTACCTTGCCGCGCCCAATTGGATTTAAATTAGAGCCATCGAAAGAATAGAAGCCGTCTTCGGATAGAAAGAAAACTAGATTTTGGTAACGAACTGCGGACTGCGCAAGAAAGTCGCCAATTTGATTGTGGACGCGGTCGAACTGGAAGACTAGAGGGGAGCCAACAAAGAGCATGCGCCAAATGCTGCGTTGCTGAAGGATAACGCCATATTCACCACCAAGGACTTTTTGCACCGGTCCACCTTCACTTGGCAAGTCCTGAAAGTCTGCGAGAGTTGCAGCGTCTGGAGTCCAGCTAGTAGGGTTGTTAATGGCGGACCAACGAACGCGGAAAGCATTGACAGCACTGTCAAGGACATTACCAACTACAACAAAGTCGCGCATTACGGTAATGTGCTTGGCTTGAAAACCTACAGATAAATTTATAAAGTTTGCTGCACCTAGGGAAATTTGCTGTGGCAAATCTGTATAGCCGTTGACGCCAATAACAGTATTTCCCCAATTTACGAATTCCCAGTAATCGTCTTCTGCGGTTGTATAAGGACCAGCTAAGCGAGTTACAGAGTCGTAGGAAACGCCGCCGGTTAAGGCATAAAGGGCACTTGCATCCCCGGCGTAGTTGTAGTTATTGCCGGATGTGTCAGTGGCGATGATGCCGCCTTGCGCTCGCCCACCTAATGCAGAAGTAAAAGGAAGTAGTGAAGGGAAAGGTCGATAGGAACTGGCATCAGGTGTGACGTTGGTTGCAGTTACAGTACCACCGTTGTTTAGAGGGGGCAAGTCCGGGAGCCATTCGCCAAAGGGAATTGGGATACCCATGGCTAGAACCTGGTAGGGCGAATATTACGGACGAGTCGTTGCGCTATATAGGTATTTACTTCTGTGAGGGCATCACGTTCCAGTTGCGCATATTTAACAGCTTCGTCATTATTGCGAAGAACATTACTCCACATGAGTTTGGTTGCATGGTAGGCAATTACGTCTTCGCAAGCGGAGAGCCAATCATTGCTGCTAGTCATGCTAGTTGCAGTAAGTTCGGGCAATTTTTGCATGTAGCTGCAAGTGACGGTGTAGGAGGCGTCGGGGATTGGAGCTAACAGGAAGGCGTCGTCACGCTCGCAGTAAAAGGAAGGTAGAGCAGGAGCATCGGGAACTGCATTGTACTTGCGAATTTCTGCAAAGCTGCGGGGATGAAGTTCGTACTTACTACCTGCGTAAGTTATTTCCAGCAAGTCGAGGACCATAAAATCAGTGGGAACTGCGACGGATTCCTGTAAAGCTACTGTAGCTAGATCAGTTGATGTTTCGTTCCAGGGATAGCGGTTGCGCTCGTAATGGCGAATGGCGGCTTGCACAGCACGCACAGTCTCATTGTCGAGATTCGTTCGATTAAGGTAGTCGCGAGTAATGCGCGTTACTACGTCCTGGAGCGTCGTTGGCATTTGAGTTCATGGGCCTTTAGATGCAGGTAGGCTTTGCCGCAGTGCTGGCACAAGGATATTTTTTGCCGGGTTTCGGCATTGGCAATTTCTTGCTTGGTTTCTTTGTCATTTGTAACCCCTGAAGATTCATTGAAAGACTCGCACTGGCGGTTGTGCTTAAAGATGGGGGAGGGGGAGGAGGACAAGGATGCGCTGGATTGCAAGGCTTGTTTGGTATATGTTTCTTTTTCATGTTGCACCTCAACAAAAGTTGGAAGTGGAGGAGAATGTCTACCCATAAGTATAGCTTAATAGAAAGTTACTGTCTTGCAGGAGTTAGCGGCATCGTACTCTTCCATCCACTCGTCCGCGAATTCGCAATTAGCGTATTGAGGGAACCAAGGACCGCCAAGAGTGAAATGAACGAGTTTGGCATTTGGATTAGGGGCGTATTCGCCTACGAGATGATTCCATTCGAGGGGCAGGGAGCCAATGCAATCGGGCGTTGACCATTTGAATTGATGCAGTTCCATGCCACTTGCTGTGTTTACATAGTCAGGAGTTAAGCCGCGGGTTGGAAAACGATGCCCGTTAAATACCATAACTGAAGACCAGTTCTTGCAAGGATAAATTGATTGAGATTGCTCCAAGAATTTAATGGGAGTTGATGGGATATAGCAGTGTTTAGCTACAAATACGTCTTTATAAGGATCTTCGCGCGCAAAGTTTTCAAGTTCGCAAATGTCGCCAAGGCAAAGCATGTCACAGTCCATGAAAATACTAATATCACTTGTATTATTTAGATAGGGCGTAAGGAAGCGGCTGTAGGTAAAATCGGTAGATTGTTTAGGATCGCGTTTGCGGGTATACACGCCAAGATTGCGAAGTTGCGGCAAGTAGAGAGGTACAATTCCCACAGGTTTGCTTGCCCTTCGCATAATACTATGGGCCAGAACATGGTAAGCAAGAGATTCATTTTCGTCAAAACCTATAAAGACGTTAAGCATTATCAGATTCTTTTATGCAAGTAAGAACAAAATCAAGAGCTTCCCTATAGTCTATAAGTTCCATGCCTTTACTTTCAGGTGCATTACATAAGAGTTTGTAGTAAGTCTTGCTATTGTAAAAAACCTCTACACGAGGAAATTGGTGGTCATCATAAGAGATTGAGATGTTAAGCATTATAAGTAACTATTACTTTAGTTAAGGAATCTTCAAATAAAAATTCGAAAGTTTGCCCAGAAGCCATAAGACCCTCTGTAAAAATTTTATCGTTAAGCATTTCTTTCAAGGCTGCGTTGACTCTATGGCAATATGTTGGAGTGTCGCGTTCTTCTAGCTGAAAATAAAGATTAACTTGCATCGTTTTGCACTTGCTTGAAGGGCGTTAGCAACGCAGTAAAGTTACCTTCGTTTGCCTGAAAGCTTTGGAGGTTGAAGCGAGGCAAGAGCCAGGTTAGCCACCAATTTGCGTTCTCTTGCAGGAGGTGGGCGTTGCGGCCATCGGGCAGGAATTTCTTGGCTGGACCGGTTGCAACATTTAAATAGAGTACTTGTTTGGTAAGACTACAAAGGTCGTCCAATACTGCTGATAAACATTCGCTTTCAATATGCTCAAGTACATCGGTGCAGACGACAAGATTGGCCGGAACGGGACGGGTAGCGTACTCCGGCATGCAAGGGTCATAGTTTTGAATGGGAAAGGGCAATCCTTTCTGGAGGGTGCCTTTACCTGCGCCATAATCGAGGATATCGCGGGTTTTAAGTTTCTCTGCGAAGTTAAGGACGATTTCAACATGGTGACGACCGGATTGCCCATAGTCAGGTCTTTCAAGGTGAAAATTCTCTTGGAGTTTTTTGTATTCAGGAGTTATAAGCATAAAGTAATTCCAGCAAGAGTATTAAGTTCATTTGACCAGGAATGATTTCCGCACAAATATAGCCAATGGTAAATATCTTTGGATTTCCAACATTTACGGATACTGGCACCGCAGTAAGGACAGTTCATTATTTACCTTTGCGGCCTTTGGCTGACATTTTGCCCATTTTTGAAGCGCCGTATTTGCGACGGCCAATCATGCCTGCGACAGCGCCAGCTTCTTTTGCGCTGTAGCCGGGTTCTTTGGCAATCTTGTTTTTGAGGGCGGCGAAACGCCCGCCTTGCCCAAGAGGTGCTTTAGAGTTTGGTTTAGCCGCCATCACATACCTCCGTTGCTAGTATCTGTGTCGGGGGAAACTGCGGTTTCGGTTTTGCGGGAGCCGCGAGTACTGTGTTTTGGCGGTGTGATGCCAATTTTATTGCTAGTTGAGGGGGAAGGCTTGGAGATTGGCGAAGTAATGCCAACTTGCTTAGAAGTACTAGGCGAGGGCTTTATCATTGGCTGATTAAAGCCACGCTGATTTGCATAGTGATCGT